GCCAGTTTTAATAAATAAAACACGCACTAGATGGGGGGATATCTATGCGAGGGGTTGATAACAACCCCCTATTCCTCCTTCTCTTCAGGAGGAACGAAACTGTCGGCACGTCTACTAACAGTTCTCACTACCTCATACTCCGTACCAATAGGAACAAGTGGTAATGGCTCGTGAACTTTACTAACACCATAATCTTTCTCAAACATTTTTGCTATTGAAGTCAATTTGTAGCGTTTCCCAACAGATAAATCATGTATGAGACTAACTAACTCCTCAACTTCATACTCATGCAAACGATACCTACGCATTATGCTGGCAGTGCAATCACCGGCTATGCGCGTCCTACTATGCATATAGTAGGAATCAGCTTTCTCATCTTGTACAAGTGATAAAGCTGACTCAGTCACCGTATGGCGACTGGAATCAAAGCGGGATCGTAAAGCATCCAAAATAACATTGCTTGGTTCGTGTTTCAAGCCAAGAATTACTCCGGACCAAAAGCGGTTCATACGCTCTTCGGCCGTCATACTTCTAAACTCGGCTAAATCAACACCTAATTGCAAATGGGTTAAATCATTATCAACTGCTCCTAGTCGACGAAAAACACGACCAAGGTTAGCTGACATGACCCATTCTTCATTAATGAAAACAGGGGAGAACTTCAAAAATTGAATATCCTCCATACATTCACACACTTCTACTGTCATTACATGCCCGACAAGTGCCGCACCGTGAGAAACTGATTCATCAAATGGCAAATCAGTCATCACCAAAGTGTGGAATATGGACAATGAAATAAATAAGGACCCTAAATGGTTCCAACAAGAAGTGTTACTATGACCAGAAGGTTCAAAGGGTGATGAAAACTTCATCCTTAGAAACGCTTCTGAAGTGGGACTAGGAATATCTATTGGTAAACAGGCTAAGTCTAACAAACCTTCAGCCAAAAGCTCACTCAATAAACCCTGCAAAATGGCCATACCATAAAAAGCAGGGGCATCCTGCCCTGCATCATTTGATGATACGTCATTATTACTGAGTATTTTCCTACCTCTTATGTTGCCTGCCATACAAGAATCATCCGAATGGATAGCAACAAATAAATAATTATCCAAAAATCTAGCTTCATTAACCTTACGAGCGACATAATTTAATTCATCCTGAGTGGGATCTGGTTGAGCATAGATAAAAACTTCAAGGAAACAAGTTTCATTAGTAATTGGATTTGTTAATTGGTACATATGTGTCCCATGCAATAACATTTTCATGTGCATTGGAAGAGTGGGAGCATATGCACTCTCTGTGTCTAAATTCAAGAACACACGTGATGGTTTTCCAAACTTGCCCATCTCATCCTTTATACACAATTTCATACTTTTCAAGTTTGAATATTCAGCATAATGGTAATGACGGCCAGCTATGAATTCCTCACGTTGTTTCATTCTTGCATTAGGCACACGTGCCCACAAGGTCCGTCCATAAATAGGATTGTAATCATACCAATTCTCCAAAGCGGAATACTTGGCTGTGTGCATCCATGTTTTGAACGAATTCATCTTGCGGGATATGAACGAAGGTGTGACTCTGGCCTTCAAGTGATTGAAACTGTCACTTATAAAATGCCCAAGTCCTATAGGAAACTGTTGGAAATCATATTTGAATTTACGACTCCCTATGCACTTCAGCATAATTCTTCTCTCGAACGCACTTGCGTCAACGTCTCCGGGATAAAGAAAATGTGCAAAATGCACAGCTGATGCGCGCAACCGTGCTTCATCAGCTACAGTTCCCCGACACCCTATCAACCTTTTACATCCATGGCTTAGGTTTTCATTGTTGCGAGTATGCTTATTGAATGGGACCAAACCCAAACCTTCAAAGCTAAAAAACTTCGTAATCTTCAATCTGGTAGGATATTTTCCATCATTACCAAAATCAAACCTGCCTGTAGAAATATCAACACCAATACTTTTAACAATTTCAAAGTCAGTCCTAGGTTCCCAGGACAACAATGATAGTGT